CACGTAAAGCCGCGAAGAGCGACCCTGTGACCGCCCTCAGAACAGAATAATTTGCAAAAACTTGCAAAATGGGGACAGGTCCAAAACTGCTTTTCACGAAATTTTCACGAAATCACAAACAAAACAACAAAAAGAATGCAAAATATCGGACGTTCTCGGGTCGGTTTTAAGCCGAGAACGGACGATTTTTGCATTCTTTTTACATCTCAAAAACTCAAAAATACCTATAAATACAAAGGTGGAAGGGCGAAAAATCCCATTTTTCGCCCTTCCACCCTCTCCTCTGCCCGAGCCGCTCCGCTCCTGATATGCGATTGCAGGCGCACCCCTCGGCTCGGAAATGTGATATTTTGTTAAAATATTTGTAATAATGGAAAGTACGCAAATCCCACCACTCATCTCGGGTCCATCGATGCACCTCCGCCGGGGTTGCTCCAGACGTTCACCCATTCCGGACGCATGAGCAGGTATTTCACGGCGTCGGTAAGGTTGCTCGACTCCTTGGGTAGGCGGTCAAAGGAAAGCTTGTCGCCCTTCTTCTCTTTGCGGATAACGTCGCGGTTGAAGCGGTCCTTCGTCACCTTGGTGGGGCAGTTTTCCATCTCGGCCTTGGTATTCTCGCAGTTATGCCGGTCGATGAGGAACGTGAAAAGGCGGCTCTGCAGCTGGCCAGCCAGCAGCGCCTGCATGAAGCGATACTCCACGTCGGAGTAGATGTCGCCCTGGCCGCGGCTCATCAGAATGACGTGCCAGCCGGTGGGGTGTCCTTCGGCATCGCGCTCGATGGCCTGCTTGATTTTCGTGGCCATGTCGGCACGCTGCTTCTGGTAGTTGTTCATGGCGCGGTCATAGTAGAGGCGCAGCACCTTGTGGCGCATGGGCTTGAAGTACGCCAGGAACTTGTCGGCGAGGTCGCGCTCGGTCTGCGGTGAAATGGTGTAGAGTTCCTTCAGCAGGCGGTACACCTTACCCTTGCGCTGTCCGAACACCATGGAGAGCATGTTGCCGGCATCCATGCCTGCCTCGAGCACCACGGAGCGGTCGAGGTAGCGCAGCACTGTGCAATCTTCCTGCCACCCATACTCGAAGGCATCGATTCTGGCATTGTTGTAGCCGTCGGCATAGAAGTTGTCGGCGGTGAGCGTGGGATAGAACTTCTGGTTGGCGGCGAGTTTCGGCCGGATGGAGAGGATGTTGGTCTCGAAGCCCTCGAGCGACTCCGACTGTTCGTCCTGAAAGAACTCGGTGCCGAGCACGTCGAGGTTGACGAAGGTGGACGATATCATCACCATGGTGACGCGCTGCCGTGCCTTCACCCATCGCTGGCGCCATCGCTCCATGGTGCGACGAGCTGCTTCGAGTTCCTTCTGCAGGCGCTGGATGTCTGCCTCTGGTGCCTCGGCATCCTCAGCCTTGTGCAGGCGCTGCAGGGTGGCGGCATACTGGGTGCAAGTATCATTGTAGACGAGCGACACCTTGATGAGCAGCTTCACTCGGTCACGGTCCATGGCCTTCACAATCTTGTAGCACCAGTCGTATTCGCCGATGTGGTTGGGATTGGGCAGGTCGCTGGTGAAGGTGCGGGCTCGATACCACGGGTTCTGCCCGTACTTGGCATAGTAGCCACGCACAGTCTTCAGGATGTTGGTGAACTGTTCCTCCTTCCAATATTTGATTTCATCGCCGAAGATGGCCACGAACGAACGACCGGCACCGATGCTGGGTCGGTCGAGGGAGAAGAAGGTGACGGTGGTACCATTGTAGAACGTCATGGTGTGCTTGAAGTTCGACACGATGTTATACATCTGCCGCCGCCACTTCTCAGGCGGCTGCTTATCGATGACGAACTCGCGCCCTTCTTCCCACCCGAGAAAGCGCAGGCCTTCGAGGAGCGAGGGGATGACGTTCTGGTGCAGGTTGGAGTATGTGTCGGCGATCCAGGCGAAGGGTGCGCCCGGGCACTCCGTGACCGCCTGCTTCAGTCGTTCGGCCAGCAGCTGTGTGGTCTTTGCCGAAGCACGTCCGGCAAACCACCAGCACGCCCACGGCATGCACATGTTCAAGAGCTGCGTGACCCAGTTCATGTAGCGCTGCTCGGTGTCGGCAGCGGTATGGTCTATGCGTGTGCGTCTGCTCATGAGTCTTCGTCTTCAGCAATGGCAATGGTGTTGTCGAGCACTTGGTCGATGTCGACGGCCTTGATGCCGGCATCGGTTCTGAGTCGCTCCTTGTCGCGCTCCCGGATGTCGAGGTTGTCGATGAGTGATGCCACCTCGTCGCGGTTGATGACGGGCAGGCCGAGGCGCTTGCCGTCGAGTTCGAAGATCTTGATTTCGCGCTGGCGAGCCTGCTGCTGGTCGTCGGGTTCCTCCGGATCCGGCGCGTCGAGCTGCTTGAACTTGTAGGCCGACTCCATCAGGCGTCGGTAGGTCTCGAGGTCATCAGGCGTGATACCCTCGGTCTTCAGGATGGTGAGGGCGGCATTGCGCATCTCCTCGAACATGAGGTTGCGCCATGCCTGGCGCGTCACGGTGTCGTCGAAGTAGAAGAGGTTGATGGCTTCGTCGATCATGCGCGCTGCGATGGCGCGTGAGGTGAGGAACGGCTTACCAATCAGGAAGTGAACGGCCTGCGAGCGGCCATACTTCCGATAGACGCCGATGGTGAGGATGAGCGTATCGTAATACTCCTGCTCGTCTTCGGTGAGCGGTTCCTTCGAGCCGCTCTGTATGTAGTCCTGCAGGCGCAGGAATTGTGACTCTCTGAAATTCATACGGTGAAGCAAATATCGTCGATGGCAGCCTGCAGCGAGCGCGACTTGCGGCGGCGCTCCCACTGCTGGGCGAAGGTGGCCGACTTGGTGTCTTTCGACGTGGCATGGGCAGAGAGTGCCTCCGCTTCGCGGATGTCCTGCTCCAGTCGTCCGCGCTGATAGGCTTCGGCGAGTGCCGAGTCAGGCTGCTGGAAGTAGAACATGAACTCGCTGAGCGGGGCGCGGAAGTAGCGTGCCAGCTGCGAGGGGGTGTAGCCGAGTCCGGAGAGGTGCTCCAGTTTTTCGAGGTCCAGCTCCCGGTACCATTTCGGGGTGTCCTCTATACGGGTGACTGATTGTTGTTCTGTCATACTTTTTCTTATTCTTCATCGAGCAGACGTCGTATCTCTGCGAGTTCAGCCTGGTAGCCACGGAGGCGGTCGCGCCGTGCCTGCTCGAGGTCGGGCTTCGTGGCCTTCTTC